CCGCTTTAGGAATTGTTCCTATTAACGAGAACAACGAATGTAGGTGGGGAGCGATGGACATTGATGTATATAATTTTGATCATACTGCTTTCATACAAAAAATAAGAAAATTAAATTTACCTTTAATTCTCTGTAGATCTAAATCAGGTGGAGCCCACGTGTTTTGTTTTACTAGTGAGTTTGTACCAGCATCTTTAATGAGAGCCAAGTTGCAAGCAATGGCATCTGTATTAGGATATGCAAAGACGGAAATATTTCCTAAACAAAATAGTGTGAAAGCAGAACGAGGAGATGTGGGTAATTTTTTAAATATGCCTTATCATGGTGGAAATCGTTCCGTTCGTTATGCATTTGATGATGCAGGCAAAGCATTAAAGATGGAAGAATTTTCGGCTTATTATGATAAACATGTTTTAACAAAAAATCAACTAATAGATGTTCAATTTGAAAAGAATCAAACTGAAGAAACTATTTTTCCTGATGGACCACCTTGTTTACAAACCATATTATCTAATGGGGCTATTGTAGAAGGAGAAGATGTAGATCATGCAGGAAGAAATAATGGTTTATTTAATATCGGAGTTTATTTAAGAAAAGTTAATCCAGATACTTGGAAAAATAAAGTTGAAGAATATAACATACCAAGATATATTAATCCTCCCCTAAAAGCTAATGATGTAATCAGTGTTATTAACTCTATTGAAAAAAAAAATTACGATTACAAATGTAACGACAAACCTATCTGTGGATTTTGTCAGGAAAAACTTTGTCATACTAGAAAGTATGGGAAAGAAGGTGCAGCTATGCCAGAGATTACACAAATTAAAAAGCTAGATTCGGATCCACCTTTATTTTTTGTAACTGTAGATGGAGAAACATTAGAAGTAGAGCCTGAGATATTACATGATCCAGAAAAATTTTCTGTTGTTTGTTTAACTCAACTAAATAAACCCTTACTTCCTATTTCTAAACTCTCATGGAGAAAAATGATTTCTAAATTATTAAACGAGATGGATGAACCCTTACCGGCTCCCGATGACATGAGAATAGATATTCAATTAAAAGAAGTATTAGTAGATTTTGTAAGTAGGGCGCCTGGTAAATCTATGTCCGATATTAAAAAATCAAAAGCATTTGTGGAAGATGGTGTTTGTTATTTTAGATGGAAAGACTTCTGGAGATCCTTAATTAGAACTAAGTCTTGGCCAGATAAAACTTATCCAAAAAATAAGACCATGAGATTAGTGCAGAATCTATTTGATGGTAAGCAGGTATTTAAGAAAATAGATGAAAAAACAGAAAGAATTTGGGAAGTAAATAAGATTGAGTTAGACTCAATTAATATAAGAAAGAACAAAGCTAAAGATGCTCCCTTTAAATAGAACTATTATTCCAGGACCTCCGGGAACAGGAAAAACTTATCGTTTGATTAATCACCATCTAGCTAATGAATTGATCACAACAGATCCCAGTAAAATTATTTATATTTCTTTTAGTAATGCAGCAGCTAATGAAGCAAGAAAAAGAATTAAAGAATTATATCCTAGTAAAGATATTGTCGTTAGCACCCTACATTCTTTAGGCACTAGGGAACTAGAAATTAATACTAACACCCAACTGCTACAGGGAAATAACTGGAATGGTTTTAAAAACTATTCTCAGATTTGTAGGGACTTAGAATTTGAAACCGTTACGGGAGATAATGGGGTACCTGAATATAGAAACAATTATATGAAAGTCATTGAATATGCTAAATCTAAAAAAATTACAGAACTAGAAGATGCGGCATTAGAATTAGATATTATTGATTCTATTGATATGGGTTTATGTCAGCAGATTAAACAGGACTTAGACGATTATAAAAGAGATTTTAACATGTATGAATTTTCAGACATGATATCCGAGTTTGTTAAGAAAGATAAATGTCCCTCCCTCGACGCAGTCTTTCTTGACGAAGCACAAGACCTAAGTCCCTTGCAATGGGATATGTTTTTTTACATTGAATCCCGATGTAAGCGTTCCTATATTGCAGGGGATGACGATCAAACAATTTATTCGTTTCAAGGTGCTGATCCTACTATTTTTATTAATCTAAAAGGGACCCTAGATGCACAGGAGCAATCTAGACGAGTCCCTAGAAGCGTGCATCGAGTAGCTATGAGCATCTTATCTAACGTAGAGCAACGAAGAGATAAGGTTTGGATACCAAGAGACGCTGAAGGAGAAGTTATCGAAGATGCTTCTTTAGAACATATTGATTTTAGTAAAGGAAACTGGATGATATTAACCAGAACTAATAATCAAATGAAACCTATTGTGGATCATATGCTGACATTAGGACACAGATTTAATTGTAAATATAATCCTTTACTACCTTTAGAACTTATTGAAGCTATTAATATTTGGGATCGATTAAACAAAGGTGCTAGTGTTTCTGCTAGTGAAGCACAATTAGTATATGAATATTTAACTTATAAAGATGAACAGGTTAAGTTTAGATTCTCTGGTGGCAAGTCTTTAGAGGGATTAGACACGGTTGATTTAGATGAGCTTATGCTTAACCACGGGCTACAAGTGACGGGCAGCTGGGAGCTATTAAACATAGAAGAGGAACAAAAATTATATATTAAAGATTTGTTAGAACGAGGAGAAGATTTAAGCCAACCTTCTAGAATTAAAATATCTACTATTCATGGAGTAAAGGGAGAACAGTGCGATAATGTTATTTTATTTACAGACTTAGAAAAAATTATCTATGACTCGGCTCTCCGAGATAAAGACACAGAACACCGTTTGTTTTTTGTGGGAGTAACGAGAGCCAAAGAAACATTGTACATCATGAATCATGATTACGATTACCAATACAACATAGGAGAAGAAATAATATGAACTGTTGGCATTGCAACGAAGAACTACAAAAGGAGTATAAAACATATGACGACTAAAGAAGATATGGACCGATTGTTTCCAACCTCTAGGCAAGAAGGTGGAAATCATTATTCTAAACATAAAATTCAACCCTATACTTTTATTACTGCGAATGACTTGAGTTTCTTTCAGGGAAATGTTATCAAGTACGTGGTTCGTTATAAAGATAAAAACGGAGTGGAAGATTTAAAAAAAGTAATTCATTATTGTGAATTAGAAATAGAAAGGTTAAAAAATGAGTCTTAGAAATAAAATCGGGTGGAGCCTTACATGAATTTTGCTCTTTTAGTAACCATGTGTGTTATTTATTTTTATTTTTATGTTTGAAGCAGCAACAGAGTGGATATGTCCAGATAGTTTTCCCGATTTAAGTAAAGCAAAATATATTGCGATTGACTTAGAAACTAGAGATCCTGATTTAAAAACAAAAGGATCTGGGGCCATTATTGGTCACGGAGAAATTATTGGTATTGCAGTAGCCGTAGAAGGCTGGTCTGGTTATTATCCTATCGCTCATAGAGAAGGAAACCTAGATAAAACTATTGTATTAGAATGGTTTAAAGAGGTGTGCGCAACCGATGCCGCTAAAATATTTCACAATGCTATGTATGATGTGTGCTGGATTCGAGCAGCGGGGATCCACATCAATGGCCATATTGTAGATACTATGGTGATGTCATCTTTGATTGATGAGAATCGTTTCTCTTATACTTTAAATAGTATTGGCTATGAATATCTAAGAGAAGTTAAAGATGAACGAGGTTTAAAAGAAGCAGCCGAAGCAGCTGGAGTAGACGCAAAATCAGAAATGTATAAACTTCCGGCTATGTATGTAGGAAGCTATGCAGAAAAAGATGCGGAACTAACCTTAGAATTGTTTAAAGTATTATCTAGAGAAATTAACAAACAAAATTTAACAGAAATATTTGATTTAGAAACTCAACTTTTTCCTTGTTTGATTGATATGAAATTTAAAGGCGTGAGAGTAGATGTTGAAAGCGCTCACAAATTGAAAGAAAAACTATCAACACAAGAAAAAATATTGTTAAGAGAGGTACAACAAGGAACAGGAATAGACACTCAAATATGGGCAGCAAAATCCATTGCCAAAGTTTTTCAAAAACTAAATTTACCTTATGAGTTAACAGAGAAAACACAGGCTCCTTCTTTCACTAAAAATTTTCTTCAAGAACATAAACATCCTTTAGTACAGAAGATAGCAAAAGCTAGGGAGTTAAACAAGGCTCACACTACTTTTATTGATACTATTTTAAAACACTCTCATAAAGGACGTATTCATGCGGATATTAACCCTATTCGATCTGATCAAGGGGGAACCGTTACCGGTAGATTTAGTTATTCTAATCCTAACTTACAACAAATTCCAGCGCGTAATAAAGAATTAGGTCCTATGATTAGAGGTTTGTTTTTACCAGAAGAAAATCATACTTGGGGTTGTTTTGATTATTCACAGCAAGAACCTAGATTGGTTGTTCACTATGCGGCTTCTACAGAACCTATTTGTTTTAATGAATCTGTTATTAAGATGGTAGAAAAATTTAAAAACAATGAGGTAGACTTTCATCAAACGGTTGCTGACATGGCGGGCATCTCTAGATCCCAAGCGAAGACTATTAACTTAGGATTATTTTATGGTATGGGGAAAGCAAAATTACAAGCTGAACTTGGTTTGAGTACGAAACAAGAAGCGGAAAATTTATTTAATCAGTATCATGAGAATGTACCTTTTGTTAAAGAACTAATGAATAGAACTTCAGCGGATGTACAAATTTCTGGATCTCTTGGAACTTTATTAGGTAGACGATGTAGATTTAATAAATGGGAACCAAAAACATTTGGTATGCATACACCAATGACTCTTGAAGAGGCAGAACGAACCTATGGTCGGGGAAGAATTAAAAGAGCTATGACTTACAAAGCATTAAATAAATTAATTCAAGGTTCCGCAGCGGACATGACCAAGAAAGCGATGCTAGATTTATATAATGAAGGAATTATACCACATATCCAGATACATGATGAACTAGATATCTCTGTTAAATCTCCAGAACAGGCTAAAAAAATAATTGAAATCATGGAAAATGCTGTTACATTAGCAGTACCAAATAAAGTAGATTATGAATCAGGTAAAACCTGGGGTGATATCTATGGATAAATTATGGCATATCTTAATTCAAATATACCACCACTGTATTGTTCCGTTAGGAAAGAGTATCTTTATGATCTTAAAAATCATCATGGAGAAAGTGAGGAGTGTGTGGTCTTCGGGTTTGCATCAATCTCCGGCAAAGCCATCTTGTTTCACGCCTTATTACCAAACGGTGCGGTATACTATCGCCTGCCTATCTCGGCGTTTTTCCAAAAACGTTTTTCTAGATCCGAAGTGCCCGATATGTCAGTTGACTCGTTACAATTGTGGAACTGTTTTAGTTACTATCCTGCTGTTACTACTTTTGATTTTTTAAGTGGCCAACGTGGAAAATTTATGAGTAAAGATAAAAAATTATATCACGGAGAATATTTATTTACTATTGATTGGGCCCATCCAGATTCCAATATTTTGGATACAGAACATTCTGAAATTCCTCACGAACATAAGTGTGCACACATTTTGGCTCTCGATAACGGTAATTATGCAGCTCAGCCTAATAATCGTATTCTGTGGAACATTCCTAGTTTTACTACTAGTGACGCTAAACCGGACTACAAGGTCCAAACTACGACTTGGAACGTAGAGAACAAAGACTGGAAAACAGATGACACTAATGATATGTTTTATGATATAAAAAAATAATGAAACTTTCAGCAAATTTTCAATTAAGTGAGTTAGTTAAATCCCAAGTGGCTGAGCGAAAAGGGATATCTAACAACCCTTCACCTGCCCACATAGATAATTTAAAGGCACTTTGTGTCAATGTATTGCAACCCATTCGGTCACAATTTGATTCTCCGGTATTAATTTCCTCTGGATATCGTTCAGGTGAATTAAATATTGCCATTGGCAGCTCTATTAAATCACAACACATTGAAGGTAAAGCAGCAGATATCGAAGTGGCTGGAACCGACAACAAAGAATTAGCGGAGTGGATCAGGGATAATTTAGAATTTGATCAACTCATTCTCGAGTTTTATCGA